GGGCAGGCGCTTTGCAACAAGTTGCTAATCTCCGGAGGTTCGCCGGTGAAGATCGTCGGCAGAAACACGCTGCCGAACGAATCATCCGTGCAGTTCTCAATCCTGCCCTGATCGCACTCTTCCTGCCACACGATTCCGAACGGTCCTGCGGCGGCTGCGTTGGTCTGAAGGTTCGCGTAACACAGACCGTACTCGCCGACTGGACCGCAAGCCTGATCTGCCGGGGGCCACCAGCCCAGGCATTTCTTGTTTGCCAGCGCGGTCAAACAGCCGACGTCGGATGACCACGCGAAACGAGCGCCGACTGAACGCAGCTGCCACGGCCCGTAGGGGGTTGGGCAAGTGTCACAGTCGGCGGTGAACCCTTCGTGATCGCAGATGACCACGAAGTCTCCGACTTCGAGCGTGTGCTGTAAACCCGGAGCGTGCGTGTAGTCGCAAGCGTCGAGATTGTTCGAGCACGTCACCGTGAAGCAGGCGCAAACGGCGCGATCAAAGTTGTAGGTGTACGTCACCGTTTTGCCGAGGTTGTCGGGCGGCGGGCAAAGATTGTTTCCCGCCTCGAAGACCTCTTCAATCGTAACCGTCCCAGACACCTGAACTGTAGTCGTGCCGCGGTAGCAGCACGACGCGCCGCCAGCGAGCACCGTTCGCGTTAGGACGGTTCCGCCGTCGTGGATGACGTTCACCGCGATGGTGTACGAGCGCCGGAAGCAAAAGCCCTGCCCGCAGGACGTCCCGGTGATCGTGCGCTCGAATGTGTATGGAAGGTTGAATGGCGCGACGATGTAGCTGGTGTTGCAACACGTCGCCGAGCATTCGGTCGGCTCGCAGCAACACCACCGCAGGTTCTGGCTCATTCCTCGGCGCTCCAGTCGAACGGCACGGCCGTCTGGCCCTCGAGCTCCTCGGCGTCGATCCAGCCGACCTCGACCATGTCGTCGCCGTCACGCATTGCCACGAGGACGCTTCCCGTCGCCTTGACGATCAGAAGCGGCGAGTCCGGCGCGGCGACGTATCTCGGCCCGCACGCGGTCAGCCAGACGAGAGCCCCCGCCAACGACGCGCACCACGCGAGAGCGCGCAGACCATTCAAGCAGAGAGTCGATGATCGCGCGAATGAACGCATAGATCACTTCGCGCCCGCGTGTTCGCTCGTGACGCCGTTGTCACGCGCGGCGATGAGCCCGATTCCCGCCATGACGGCCGCACCGACCGCGCCCCAGTCAGGCATGGTCACCGGGTCGGCGTCGAACAGCGCGCCGACCGCGGTGGCGAGGGCGGCGACGATGGCAGCAATGCCTGCGGTGGTGGTCTTCCATGATGTCATGTGTCGTTTCTCCTGCTTCGCAGCCGTTCCAGTTCGGCCTCAAGGTGCCGAACCCGCTCCGTGAGTGTTGCAATGGTCGTTTTGAGATCGCCGATGGTGGAATGAAGCCAGGCGCTCGCGCCGAGCACGGCGACGAACGGCGCGAGAAGCTGCGCGAGTTCGGCGAAGGTCATTTAGTTTCCCTCAGGACCGTCGTCCATCGGCGACAGGTGATAGAGGAAATACGACGCGCTCGACGTGCCCTGCGCGCGCACCGTGATCGTGTTGTAGTTCACGACGCCGAGCGAGTGACGGCCGGCGTCTAGGACGAACCACCCGGAATCTTCGTTCGCCTGGCCTGCGGTGCACGTGCCGACGCGGAACGCTGACGCGCAAGTGATGATCACCTCGCGCATCGGTTCGAATCCTGCGGGAAGCGCCGGTAGCGCGGTCCAGTTGCCTGACCTTCCGTTCATCGTCTGCGTGTCGGCGAAATACACACCCATTAGGAAACCCCCCGCGGGCCCTGCTCGCTGATCGAGTACGAAATCACGTAGATGTACCCGTTGTTGTCGGTGCTTCCACCGTTCCGGCGCACCGTGATCGCGTTGTAGTTCACGACGCCGAGATCCATGGAGCCAGCGGAGTCAACGTAGATGTTGTTCACGTCCGCCGTGCTGGCGGCCGGAGCGGTGCCGACGCGAAACGCGACGACGCTGCGCCCTGTCGTGGTGTCGGTCGCCTTCAGGATGACGCGCCGCATGGGGTCGACGCCTGCGGGGAGCGCCGGAAGCGCGAGCCACGCGTTGGACGCTCCTCCGTCGTTGATGAGCTGTGGGGTGTGGAAAATGGGCATTTAGCAGGTCCCGTCAAAGGCGTTCTCGACCGCGAAGAGCCAGATGGGAGAACCGTTCTCCCGTCGGCCCGGAAAGAGCAGCACGTACATTCCAACCGCGACGGGCATGAGATTCAAGCCCGCCGGCACGTTCGCCGGGTTCACGTTCGGACCGATGAACGTCGTCGTGTTCGCGGCCTCGGTGACGTTCAGCGCCTCGCCGTAGTACCACGGTTCCGTTGCCGGAACGGAGAATATGTAGCGCGCGGTGGTGCCGACGTTCGCCTGCGTCCACGTGTAGATCCAGCGGTTGACCTCGGGCGCAGGGAGCGCGGTGTAGCCGGTGATCTTGCCGAGGATGAACGGCACGGTGTCCATCTGGACGCGCGCGCGCGACTCGGACGGCAGCGCCGCGGCCATCTGTGCCGTGTTGGTCGCCTGCACGCGCTGTGAGTGAGTCTGAATCATGGGTAGGTGATGAACGACCCTTCCTTAGCCGTCTGCGCCGCCAGCGTCGAGTCGTTGGAAAGGCCGAATATCGTCGAGAGGTTCGCGCTGCCGCGCACGAGAGACTTCCAGGTGACTTCGGACGCCTGCCCGCTCGCGTTCACCGAGGCCTTGCCCCAGACGTCGGTCTTGGGTTGCTGTTCGCAGCCGTACCACAGGTCCCAACGTAGGTTGAACGTCGCCCGGTAGTACTCGTCGCGGATGTGCGACACGCTGCCGGATTCACAGTACACCTGATTCGTGTTCCAATGCATGAAGGTGGCGTTGTTCCACTTTCCGGCAATGGTGTTGATCTTGTCGTACACCGAAACGAGCGTCTGAGACGAGTTGACGCCAGAGCAGTCGAAGACGACCGACACGCGCACCGTCATCTGCGGGATCAGCGCCTGGATCGGCTTGCCCGCGTAGTCGACCGACGTGCCGCCGAGATCGCTCGTCGTGTTGAGATCCGCCGCCGGCTGCGTGGTAAAAGACGGCGAGCGGTACATAAGCACGCTGCGCGGCGTGGCGTCGAAGTCGACCTCGACGGGCAGCGCGAGCTTCGAGAGCCCGGTGCCTTCGTTCCATGTGTAGAGCTGGTCATAGCGCGCGGTGACGTCGAAGACCGTGTTCGACGAAAGTACCACAGGCGTGGCATTGACCGCGCGCAAGCGCATCATGCCCATCCGCTCGGTGGTCACGGGCGTGCCGCGCAGGGTGCTCAACGGCTTCCCGAACGCGCCCAAAACGAGCGCCATGTGCGTTGCGTTCTCGACGTCGACGTTGCCGTCGAGCGTCACGCGGCGCGTCACGGTGTACGTGCCGGCCTGCTGCGGACCTCCGTCGGCGAAGCTCTGCGCGACGATGGCGGATCGGGTGATGGCAGTGGGTGCTGGCATTTACTTGCTCATCCATCGGAGGACGTCCATCGTCCATCCGGGCAGTTGGTTCATAAGGCCCATGGCTCGATTCACGTCCTGCATGGCGTCGCCGCTAGCCATCTGTGACCGCCCTAGTTTTCCCGCCTCGGCAAGCGATGCGCCGCCTAAAAGCGCACCGAGTTCGGTGGCAATGGCCTTCGGCATTTCGTTGATCATCACTTCGGCGAGGCTCCCGCCCTGCGTGGCGAGTCCCTGACTGAAAGCCTCGCCGATTCCAATGTTGGCGCCGACGCCAGTGGTGGGCGCCTTGGCCGCGATCTGTTGCGCGATGAGCTGCGAGAAGCCCATTTCCTCGATGCGGCGACGCTGGTCCGTCTGCGTTTCCTGGAGCGCCTGCATGGCGCGCTTCCGAACGTCCGGCAGCGCCTGCACGGCCCCGACGCCGGCGCTGATTCCGGCGATGCCGAGCCCTGCGGCACCAAGGCCGAGGCCCAGCCCGCCCATCGACGCGAGCATCCCCACGCCACCGATGGCGCCGAGCCCGGTGCCCGTTACGCCGAACTGACCGGCCACGCCCTGGACGCGCATGGCGGACTCGCCGAAGCTTTTGAGCTTCTTCGACGTCGCTTCGGCCGCGGCGTTCAGCCGGTTGAGCTCGCGGCGTGCGGAATCCGTCGCGGCCTGAAGGCCCTTCGAGTCGCCGGTAATGGCGATGTTGATGCGCGAGACCTTAGCCACGGCTTGCCTTCTCGACGGCCTTGTCGATTTCGGGGGCGACGTACTGGAGCGCCAGCGCCGGGTAGACCGTCTGGTACCGCTTGATCCACTGGCGTGGGCGACTGAAGCCTACGGTGCGCGTGTTGAGCGCCTTGCCGCGCTCGCCGCGCGACTTGAGCAGGATCTTCTCGGCGGTCGTCGTTGCGCGCTTGATGGCGTGGCCGTTCTCAACCCACCCGTGGTACCAGTGCGGCGTCAGGTACGAACCGTCGACGCGCTTCACGCCGACGGCGGCCCACGTGACGAGTCCCTTGCTGTAGCCCTTGACCTTCGTGGCGATGCTCCACTTGAGGTGCACGTTGGGGCGCACGGCACCGCGCACGCGCTCGGTGGCGGTCGTCTTGCCGAACGGCGCGGACGACGCGAGGAGCCGGCGGACGGCGCCCGTCCACTTCGAGAACCCGCGGCGCATGGCGTTGCGCGCGTCGCGCTCGTTGAGCGTGAGGAGCCGTGCATTGATCGCACGAAGCGCGGCGTCGTCAATCTCGACGCCCACCGCGAACGTGCGGCCCTTTCTTCCGTATGCGCTCGACGATGTCATGCGAGAGCCCCTTGTGTGATCTCATTCCCAGAAAGACGGCGAGCGGCGTATCGAGTTGCACCTTCACGTCTGCCGCACTCAGGATTTCTCGTGCGGCGCTTGCAAGTCCAATCCCTCCACGTACAGCTGCTCGATGAGCCGGGCGATTCGCAGCACGGTCGGCGCGTTCAGTTCGCGCACGAGCTCGATGCTCGAGAACTCGGCCGAGCCGTCGGCCTTCACGACGTGGTTAAGCACGTACCACGCGGGCATGAACTCGCCGCGCGACTCGGCGTCTTGCGCGGCGATCAGGTGCGCCACGGTCGGGCGCTTGAGGTGAAGGACCACGCCGTCGAACGTCACGACGGCGGGCCGGGAAAGAAAGGCATCGAGGAGTTGGCTCACGCGACCACCGTGATGGCGTTGTCGGAAAAGAGGAGCGTCGCGGTGCAGCGCGCAATGTCGTTCGGCGCGACCGTTATGGACGCGTCCTGAACGTAGGCGTCGCCCTTGATCGACTTGCCGGAAGCCCAGATGACTTCCACATCGGCGATCTTCGATCCGGTTGAGAGGTTGCTGAGGATGCCTGCGTTCGTCGAGCCTGAGTCGTAGAACACCTCGAGCTGCACGGTTCCCTGCAAGAAACCCTGGGCAGTGTGCCGGTGCCCGTCGCCGACGGCGGTGATGTCGATCTGGTTCCTGCTCAGGCTCGCGGTGGCCGACGCGACGTCCACGACGGTCGTCGATGATCCAAACTTCACGCTGGCGGCGGTTGTGGGTGATGGCATGGCGTTTCCTTAGGCGTAAAACGTGAAACCGACGGTGGCGATGTAGAGCCCGGCTTCCTCGCCGTTCTCGGGTTGCGTTTCCTGAAGCACGGCGCGGCCGCTCTCGACAAGCACCCACGACAGTTCCAGCACGAGCGCGCCGTAAAGCGACTCGGCGAGCGTGAGGGCGTCGGATGCGGAATCGGCCACGGTGTTGAACGTGACGGAAAACGCCGACAGCGGCGCGCCCCCGACGCACGCCGATTCGGCCGAAGTCACTTCGAACGTGATTGCGGGAAGAAGTGACGTCTGCAGCCTGCTGCCGTAGTAGATCCGGCGTCCGGCCGACGTCACGTTTTCGAGCGTCGTGATGATCGTCTGTTGCACCGTCGACGTTTCGGTGACCGTGCCGGCGCTCATGTGACCTCCACCGCGTCGATGACGGCCACGCGATTCGCCTGGTCGAGGTTGCGGATGCCCGCAATCCGGAGCGTCTTTCCCTTGTAGAGCAACTTGTCGATCTGGGTGATTGAGAGCCGCCCGATGTTCGGCCACCGCGTACGCAGCTCGTAGGTGCCGACGGCGGCCACGCCGTCGCCGTATGCCTGCTCGGTCGGCATTGACTCGCGCACGTCGCAGATGATCGTGCCGACGTTCGTGGTGGTCGTCGTGCGGCGGCCGTACGCGTCCGGGTTGTTGGAGCCGGCGCGCAGCACGTTCACGCGGAAACGGGTCAGGCCCGACGAGATCATCGGAACGTGCCCCGGATTCGGAGATGTTCAAGCATGAACTGACCGCCCAGGGGAACCGTCGTGAGCCCGACGGGCTGCGCGGCTTCCGGGTTGTTGTAGTACAGGCCGACAAGCGAGATGATGGCCTGCACCACCTCGTTCGGCTCGGTCGAATAGCCGGCGACGTAGGTCACGGTGATGAGCGTGCCTTCCTTGATGGACGGCTCTTTCAGGAACTCGATGGCCTTGATGTCGCCCGAGATGTCGACCCAGTAGTCGGTGCCACTCGTCATCGTCACGGTCGCGCCGCCGCCGTCGGTGTAGGTCACGCTCGTTGTCGAGACGTACGGGTAGTCGGCGAACGCCGTGCGCGCGAACTCGCGCAGGTACATCGTGCGCGTGGCCTGCGTCAGCTTGATGCCGGTGTAGTACTCGACCCACGACGTCGCCACGCCGATGAGCCGAGTCAACTCGGTATCGTCATCGGTGTAGTCGATCTTGAGCGCCGCTTTCACGGTCGAGAGTGAGACTGCCATAAAACCCCGCTCCGGCCTTTCGGCCGGAGGGGGCAGGTAGAAGATGCCTTACGCGGTGATGATTGCGAACGCGCTGGCGTTCATGATCTTCGAATCGGTGCGCGCGTAGGTGTAGAGGGTCACCGAGTGCGTGCTTGCCGCGCTGTACGGATCGACAAGCGACGTCATTCCGGTGCGGTCGAAGATCTCGAAGTAGTTGAAATCGCCCACGACGGCGAAGACGTTCTCATCCGTGTTGGCGGTCGGAACGTACTGGCCGATGCTGTACGGCACGCCGTAGAGCAGGCCCGGAGCGCCGCCGACCATCGTGCCGGCGTTGGACTGCGCCTGCGTCCAGATGTATTCGGTCGAGCCGGAAGTCGTCACGCTGTTCTTCAGCTTGCGCGCGACGCGCAGGAACGTGTCGGAGAACAACCACCGGAACCGCGGCGAGTTGCGATACTGCGGCGCAACAAGGTGCACGGTGTCGATGACGTTGTCGGCGGTCACCGTGGTGACCGCGCCGCCGATGTCCGTCTGCTGCGAAAGCGCGCTGACCTTCGTGTTCGCCGACGATCCGGCGATGCCTTCCGGCTGACTCGTTCCACTGCCGACGGTGTACGCTTCCTCCATCTTGAGCGCCATCGAAAGACCGATGCGCGAAGCGACCCAGTCGAGGCCACTGCCAATGCCGCCCTGACCGATGGCGTCTTCGATGAACTCCTGGCTCATCTGCGTCGCACAGACGTACTTGTAGGGAACGACCGAGATCGCGGTTGTGAACGACGGGTCGGACGCGGTGATTGACCCTGCTTCCGTAACGAGCGCCGTCGTCGGAAGGCTGCCTTCCACGGTGATTGTGCGCTTGGAGTCGATGGAAGACACCGGGGCGATGGAACGCAGCACGTTCGCCTGATACAGCTTCTCGACGATGCGGCGCTCCATGTCGGTCGGGATGCCCGCGCCGGTCGTGCTGGTGGCGAGCGCGCGCATCTCGGCGGCGTCGCCACGCGCGACGGCCGTCAGCCACCGCTTCGCGTACTCGGGCGACGCGAGGTCGTGCGCGGCCTCAGCGCGAGGGGCGACCGCGCGGAACTGCGGCTGCGCGCGCTGCTCCTCAAGCTGCTTGATGCGGTCATTGGCGGCGCGAAGGGCCGCGCGATCCTGCGCGGCACGCTCAACTGCGTCGAGGTCGGCGTCGATGCGCGCGATCTTCTCGCGCTCCTCGCCGCTGCCCCGGATCTCGACGTGGTGCGTCTTCGCACCCGTTCGCGCCGAAAAGGCATCGAGGGTCTTGCGGTACTCGTGGACGGTGTTCTCAAG